GCGATAGACTGCAGTTCGTAAAAGTTAGACAGACCTCGGACATCCGCGTTTTCAGCGTCAGTCCATTTGTCCCATGCTTTTTCGATTTTGTTGTTAAGGTTTGTGTTTAACTTACCTTTACCGCTTCTTACCTTCGCCTGGGGCTTAATTCCAACGCCAATAACATTACGAATTAAAGCCGTTACCACAGACTCTGCTAAGTCGCTGTTCATTTCAGCTGCACGAGCTCGACCTCGAATAAGATCACGTGCGCCGGTGGCCAACTGCTCGGCGGTGCCATAAGCAGGTTGCCAGTCGCTACTCAATCGGTCCATTGACGCCGCATCATATTGGCGGATAGCCTCTCGTGCTGCGATACGATTAAGCGCCCTTTCAGGGCTAACCCAACCGATTACCTTATCTAAGATATTCATCGTCCACCCCATGTCACGTATGCATCACTCTGGAAACCGTTTGCTTCCTCATGAACACGTTGCATTAACGTTTGTTCTCGTGCATATAACACAGGAAGGTCAATCGCTTTGAACCGTTTACCGCCAATCTGTAACTCGGAGTATCCTTTTGTTTCGATATCCTCGATAACTTCACGGATACGGTCCAATTGTTCGTTTACATCGCTCATGGTTCACCTCCTTATCTAAACCAATGGTTCGTATTTCCCATTCCTACGCCGTAGTCGATATCATCGGTTACGGAATTGGATTCTTCATATTCTTCGGGTTCTGTTAAATACTTCACCCCTGCAATATCTGCAACTGCAGCATTGTATGTACATGTATCTAGCAAGTGATTCGTAGGGTGCCCGGTGAGTGGTTTCCACTGCACTGTAACTTCACCCGTTTTCACGTTGCGGATTTCTTGTTTTTCTTCCGACCGGAGATGGTCAGTATATTCTTGAGGACAATCCTGGAACAGATGGATTGTGCCCACTTCATCAGTTGGCCGTACCATCCGAGCAAATATGAAGTCCTTCCAGTAGTCCGTGTTAAGGACATATAATTTCAGACCACCGATAACGCCCTTCTCAACGCTTGACATTGAATACGGCGCCGTTAATGTCTTATGATTTGATGAGCCTTTTAACGGAATACATATTTCAGGGAACCTTGCACAGAATTGGTACACCTCATCAGTTCTGAAGCCTGAGTCAATGCCCGCCTTCATCACCTGTCTAGGTTCGCCGTATTCTGTTGGATATTCCCTGTTGACTATGATCTCCTCTAGGTCATCCCATGTACTGGCTTGGCCATAATCAATAAGATAGGACTTCACGCCTGGCGCATAGGCCCTAACCTCCCACCAGAAGTAGTCAAGCTGTACGTCAACACTAGCAATAAGTAGCGTTGCCTTATCCGGTACTACGCCACGCTCATAGGTCGATTCCGTGAAGTGTAGCGTTTGTGTGCTTTTCGTCTTAGCACTTCGCCAAGGTTCTGCTAGCCAAGAATTGATAAAGTTCATAAGTTGGTCCGGGAAGTCTTTTGATGTAAAGAACTCGTACGCAACTTTTCCAAAGGCTATCCATGGCGAATACAAGGACGATAAGTGGTAGCCAACCGAGCGCACTCGACAATCGGGCTCGTTTTCGGTTCGCCATTCTCCGTTACGGAGCATATCCATTTTGTGTTTATCGTGTATCGCTTTCTTACAGTGCGCGCATTCATAATAGGCGGTATCCCTGATGCGGTCCTTATTGCCTTTAGCCTCATCGGGCCATTTAATCTGTTTGAACACGAGCTTTTGATACTCACCACAGTGTGGGCACGGTACATAGTACTCTTTCTGTGCGTGAGCTTGCTTGAAAGCGGTCCAGATATTGCCATTCTCAACTGTTGGAGTTGATACCATCACGTGTTTGGCATCAACGAACGTCTTAGTACGTTCCGTTGCCAGCTTAATCGGATTGGCTTCCTTGCCGGAGAATACCGGATACTTATCGACTTCATCGAAGAACACATACTTGATAGCTCTTGACGCTAGGCTCGATGGAGAGTTAGCACCGGACAATACCAGGTAGTTCCCTGTGTTGAAGTTGAGTTCTAACTTTGAACTTTCGTTTTCGTTGTACATTTCAGCCAATGGCTCTGTGTTCTTGATCATTGGCTCAACACGTTTATCGCTATTAAATTTTGCTAACGTATCTGTTGGATAGACCATCATTACTGGTGCCTTAGATTGATGCAGCGCGAACCCTATCATGTTGAGCTCAGCTTCGGTCTTACCTATCTGCGCACCAAAGCACAGTACAATCGATTCAATCAGATTGTTATTGAACATATCCATAGGCTCTCGTAAGTATGGAGTGCGGTGCGTGTGCCATGGCCCGGGTTCTGCACTAGTGCTTGGGAGTACTCTGAACTTATCGGCCCATGTGGAAACGGTGTACCGCTCCGGAGGCTTGAAAGCTGCGAGTTCTTGTGCTGTCCACGTAAACGAAGTACTAGAATCGTGTGATGAATTGTAATGACATTGTTTATTCGGATTCTTTGAATTTTTAGAATTAACGTTTTTTCGTTTTCGTGTAGACGCCGTCGCGCGCGTAGCTTTCGAGGTACTCGTTGACACACTCATTCACCGTCCTCTCTACAATCACCCTTGTTTCTGCATCTGGAAATTCTTTGCTAACCGCTTTGGGTAACAGTCCAAGGGATGATTTCAATTCATTAACGCGTCCAGTCCATTCCCGAGTTACGTCCTCGACTGCAATATACTGGCCTTCAAGAACTTCGTTCATTCGCTTTTCGCGTTTCGCTTTGGCTTCCTTATAGTCGGCTTCAGCTTCTAGTTTTCTTTGAGCAGCGGATTTCGTTCCGTCCTTATCCTTAGACATGCCAAGCCATACAAGAACTTCACGAACGTTCCACCACCCCGTGGCCACCTTCGGCATACCTGCACGATTGTGGCGTGATATCATTTCCGGACCGAGGTCCAGTATTTGGCATAGCACTTTTGTGGTGACAATGATCTCGCCGTTGTCATCGAACTTGACTTTGGGTCTTTCCGTGGCCATTTTGGACCTCCTTCCGTAAGTGTCTATTGGTAGGGTACTTTCTACTTGAAAAAATTTTTCACATGCGGACAAACATCGCGCGGAGGCGACCACCGGCGATTTTTCGTCGAGGAAGTACCTTTTTATTTCAAAAATTTTAAAAATAATTTCAAATCAATTTAGGGTATTTCTTTTCTTGTTAAAGCTAACAAAAAGGACTACGTGGTTGTTCGTAGTCCTCAATGCTTCGCTTCATGTTTAGGCTACTGCCCAGGAGAGAAGTGTAAGTACATGAAAGGTATCACTATGAACTACCCTACAGTGCGCGGATACGGCGCTCGTTTCCATATCCACACCCATAAAGTAACACAAAGTGCAACTATCATTTCATATCATATTTTAGAAATTTTCAAAAAGTTTGCAAAAAGACTTGACAGCCATCTTTCTGATTCGGTAGACCTGGGGCTCGCTGTAGTGCATCGCCTCAATGACGTCCTTCATGCCAAGGCCAAAGTAGTAGCGATACTCAAGGAACGTACGCTCACAATCGCTCGGCACTTGATGGATGATAGCCCATAGTTCATATCGTTCCCTTGATAGTCGCCTTGACTCCTCAAGCAGATCACAATACGCCGTCTTGAGATTTAGCTGTTGCTCTTCGGTGATAGGGTTCTCACTTCGTGCTTCTTGCTCCAGTCGTTGCAGATGCGCCTCGACGTCGGTTAGTCGTCTATGACTATCCATCAGCCTTTGCAGTTTACGTATACCAGGATGTGTCCCCTTACTCGTACGTTTACCCATACGTTCACATCCTATCAATACTATCCTGTGTCATATGTAATCCATCCCTTCTACAATTTTGTACAGCTCATCGACTTCATCCTCTATCGCTTCCAATATATCGGTAGCTTCATCCCAACGCTCGTCATGATACCAAGGATACGAATATGTCTTATCGTCGAACTGGTCATTACCTGCTTCCTTATATTCACGGATGACCTCTTCGCTTCGTACGTATGCTATCTCATACTGTTCTTCCAAGTAATTGACATATCGAACAGTGATTATGTATAAGTCATCCAGGTAATGCCCGTGGTCGTGTAGTAGTTTCTCGAAACTAGCACTGGTATGCATAGCTACTCACCTGTAATCCAACTCAAGAACACACCCGCCTTCGCTAGGTCCTGAACTTCTTTCGTTGGGTCCTTACGACCCGCTCGAAGGGAATACTTCAATGCGTTACCCTTGCACCAACCTTTAAACTCTTCCGGCGTCAATACCGCACGAATGACGTCAACGCTCTCAACGGTTAGACCTGGCAAGGTGTAATGCTGTGGATGATGTACCGCATCGTTCATCGTCTCGTTAAGCGTACCATCAACCACAGGTACATCTATTGTCAGTGTTTCTGCTACTTCCGGCTTAGGCTCAATCTTGCCGTACTGCTTAGCTTTATCCTCATCCGTCGCTACGGATACTGTTGGCTTTGCTTTAGGCTCAGCAGGTTTCACCTTAGACGGCGCCTTATATTCATGTTTTAAAGCCTCTCGACATTCCGGACAATTGACAGCAGGTCGACCCTTGCCTGTTTGCTCGAACTCCTTACCACACACCTTACAGGTAGTCATCTTAGGTGATGGTTCTGGTGTAGTAGGTGGCGCTTCTGTCTTTTTACTGTCTTTTACTGTCTCTGTTCTGTCTTTGCCTTTAATGATGCTCATGATATCGTTGAACCCTTCCTTACAGGTAGGGCACTCTTGTTCATTGCCTTTAGCCTTGAATAGGCTTCCGCAGGTCTTACATATTCTGCTCATAGTTGTTATCCTTCCCTCTTGTCGCATCGTAAACGATATTCGCGTTCATCCATAACCGTGAAATCTGTCACGCGAAATTCCCCTGGTATGCACTTATCCACATTAACCATGCATACATCATCACCTCCATCAATCGTAAATGGATTTTGATAAACGGGTTGCCATGGATTTCTAGCCAATTCTTTCGATATTGTGGAGTATACTTGGCGCCAAGTCATCGCAGACACTCTAGCGCCCTCATGAAAAAGGCCTGCCACATTTACACACACATCTGATATTGGCATAACTAGCCAACCCAAGGGTCTAAATTCGGCAGAACCCATGTATACCTGCACATACGCTAATAGTTTCTTCATAGTGTTATCCTTTCACATATTTATCAATCCGTGCCTTCAATGACTGAAGGACATATTCTTGTGCTTCGTCTTTCTTCTCTAAGGCTTCCATCATATCCTCATCCCGTGTGCCTACAGAGATAAGGTGATGGATGATTACCTTTTCATTTTGCCCTTGACGATGCAAACGCTTGTTCGCTTGTTGGTATAATTCAAGGCTCCAGTTAAGCCCGAACCATATTACATGATTACCGCCATCTTGTAAGTTAAGCCCATAGGCAGTTGATGCGGGATGTGCTAGTAGTACGTCAATCTTGCCGGCGTTCCAATCGAACTCTTCATCGGCGCCTTTTAATTCACGTACACGCAGATCCGTTTTCGCTAGGGCCTCCTTCAACCTGGTGCAGTCATGTTTGAAGTTATAAAACACTAACGCCGGCTTGCCGTGAAGTTGTTCGATAAGTTCCATGAAGGCTTCTATTTTACAGTCATGGATTTCATGGACGTTACGCTCATCATCGTATACAGCACCGTTGGCCAACTGTTGAAGCTTATTCGATAATGCGGCCGCACTCATGGCGGTGATTTCCTCATCCGCTCCAAATACTTCAAGGACGGCGTCGCGTTCCATGCTTTCATAAGCTTTCTTCGCCTTAGCATCTAAGACTACCGGCACCGTATCGTACACAATCGGTGGTAGTTCTAAGTAATCGCTAGCCTTCATTGAAATACATAACGGGGCTATGGCTGACATAATCGCATCATCGGTATTCGCTTTTGGCTTGTAACTGTAGATCACATCACGACCTCGTTGGTCCGGGTCAAAATAATGTTCCCTAAATGCGGTGTATGTCTTACCTAATGTTTGGCCACGGTCTAATAAGTAGACCTGGGCCCATATGTCAATCAACCCATTCGGTGATGGTGTGCCGGTTAACAGCACCATGCGGTTGATATGGTTGTACATGTTCGATAAGTCCTTGAATCGTTTGGCACGATGAGATTTAAAGGAACTCGATTCATCGACTACCACCATATCGAAGGGCCATGCGTTCTTGTAGTAGCTAACCAGCCAAGATACATTCTCACGATTAATGATGTAGATATCCGCCGGTGTATTTAGCGCCTGTATGCGTTTCTTTAATGGGCCTAATACAGTGGATATTCTTAGAATACCAACACCGTCCCATTTGGCCGCTTCACGTTGCCAGGTTGCTTCCGCTACCTTCTTAGGCGCTATGATAAGCACCTTCTTAACCTGGAAGTAGTTATACTTCAACTGATAGATGGCGGATAACGTGATAATCGTCTTACCAAGGCCCATATCTAGGAATAGGCCTAGCTTATTTTGTTTGACTACCCTATCGATACAATACTTTTGATAGGGGTGCGGATTAAATTTCACTATAGCCCTCCTAATCCTTAACTGTGCATCCGTACTTTGCCTTCTGCATTTTATGACGGATTTTTCGCACATTAGTCATGATATATGACTGTACGACGGTATCATCATGATCCTTCGCTTTTTCGTACTTACTAAGAACTTTGTACAAGCTATAATCGGAACACATCCCATGACAGCCAGGTGTACGCCTGGTACAGTTCTTACACGGAACTCTCGCCATGAATACCACCTTCATTCGTTAGGTAGTCCTTAACGGCGTCAGGGCCGTATAGGATGTAAACGGTCTGCAGTAAGCTCAATAGTTTCTTACACTGCACATCCTGTAGTTGGCTTAATCGACCTCGTGTCGTTTTAAGCTCTACGAATTGAACGGTACCGTCCGGCCATATCACAATCCGATCAGGCACTCCGACGTTGCCAGGCGATACGAACTTATAGGCCTTACCGCCCAACTCTCTAACACCCCGAACCAATTTCTGTTCGACAAGTTTTTCAAGCATCTATCACACCTCCGATTTTTCCATTCTCATTTAGAGGGGCAACAAAAACGACATGGATTTACACACATATGTGTATATACCCCATTTAACCCCTATTAACCCCTTAAACGTACTTAAATTTATATATTTTTACTATATATATATATAAATGTTGCGTTTTATATATATAAGTACTATAAACATAGATAAATACTAGGTTTGTTACCGCAACATTCTCCGCAACATTCCCGCAACATTGGGGCAACATTCTATTTTTTTGTCGCAACATTCTTTTTGAGAAAATCAACGATTGTTGCGGAATGTTGCGCCCATTTTTACATCATCCCTGGTATGATTTCAAAGCCTCGTTGGTCCCCATACGGACCATATTTTCTAACCTTGTCATACCTGATTAAGAATGGTATGTTATCTAAAATTTGATTAATTTCTCGGCTATCGGCTTTCTTCATCCAAGATAATTCCTTGTTAAAACATTCACACCAAATTTCAGCCGCGCATATACGATCCCTTAGCACTAATTCTTGGCCAGGTACCGCATGCGTTGCGGATAATTGCATCCGTCTAGCACTAATCGATAGTCTTTCTGTTTTAAGAACTCAGCTACCACACCTGCTTTAGCGTTTCCTTCCATATGGCTTTCACGTGCTAAATTTGCAAGGCGTAAAACTTCCTCATTATCTTCAATAATTAAGCTTTCACCTTGGCGGTATCTAGCTTTGGCTTCCGCCCACAGCTGATCCACTTCACCGGGTAAATTCTTAAAGACGTTTTTCGTTGGTTTCTTTAAACCTAATTGAATTGGCCAGAATCGGCGGTTGCCAGTAATGTCTTTTAAGAACTCGTGTTGATTAGTGGAACCAAAGAATACGCATTGGCGTGGATATTCTTCAGTACGACGGCCATACGCCTTACGGAATACGTCGACCTGGCGTGATAAGAATTGTTTCGACGCGTTTTCTTCAGCCTTCGAATACCCGGCCATTTCACCGCCTTCCACTAGCCAACTATTTTGGATGCTTTCTGCAGCTTCTTTACCATCAAAGGTGTTAAGCCCATCAGCGTACCAATCTTTGCCCATTAATCGAATAAGAGATGATTTCCCTATTCCTTGGGCACCAACTAATACCGGCATCGTGTCATATTTACACCCTGGCTCGTAGGCACGTGCTACCGCAGCTACGAAGGCCTTACGACCTACCGCACGGGTATACACGTTATCCTCTGCCCCTAGGTAATCGATGAAGATTGTATCAAGCCGTGCTACGCCGTCCCAGGTGAGACTGTCTAAATAATCGGTTACTGGGTTAAATGCGTTTTGTTTCGCAATCAGTAACACACTATCAAGGACCTTATCCTTGCCGGTGATATCGAAGCGGTTCTCTAAGTACCACTGGATACCACTATCATCGGTGTCAGTCCAAATACGTTTACCGTGTTCCGATAGCGCCCATGGTAAGGCACCCATCGCCATATACCGACTGCCGAACTTATCGTACGCGATACGCCCCTTGATAGCCGGGTCATGTGTTAATAGTTTAAGGATATTATCACGCGTTTTCTTAAGCCCTTGATTCTCGTTATATTTGAGGTCGGCGGACTTCATCCATTCAGTCTCGAGCATAGCGTTGGCGTCAAGGTCGGTTACATCGGTAGTATTAGTATTACTTATCGATTCTTGGAACACGTTCGTAGCTGACTCACGTGCACGTTCTTGTTGGATACTGATGGCCACCTCTGAGTCCTCAAAGGCTAGCTTACTCATCGCCAGGAACGATGGCATCTTATGCGGTGGTGTGCCGTCCTTGGCCGTCTCGTCGAGGTCATGGAACTTATGAAGTCGAACCAGGTCAAAGGCGTTCACGAGTTGGCCACCGCATGGGTCCGTATTGTGATGAGAGTATAAGAACTTATCGTCATCGTAGATTACCGCACCGCCGATGGTCGAGCCTTCGACGTAGGTTAGGCGGTCATTGGAGCCGTCAACGTATGTGTACGCGTTAGGTAGGAACGTATCGATTGCTTCACGAATGCCATACTGCCTACAAAAGGCGCCTACGATACCATGTTTGGACAACGGGTCCTGTTGCTTCGTAAGGAGCTGTTTCACTCTAACCGATGTCTCGGAGCCTGGTACCTGTGGCCATGATGCAACGTCCCGCCAATCAGTGTACTCAGCTAGGATGCCGTCTGCAGATAAGAACGGCTTATCTGCAAATCTGAATACATATTGTGCATCACTTGAACATCCTGGCCAGTACATGAGCCTCGAGGCTTCGAACGTGGTCGAGTCCATCATGCCGATGCCGATTAAACTGGCCACCTTACGAGCGATAGGCTCGTACTCATCCGGTGTCATGGTGCGATCGGTTTGGTGTGTGTGAACGAGTACTGTACACGACGTACGCCATACCTAACGTGTCCACTGTACGCACTACATTATCCGTTTGACCAGGCTCAATGGCGTCGAGGTCAAGGGTGATAAGGTCACGGCCTGTGACATTAATCGCCTTACGTTGGAGACCGATTAAGCTACCACCGACGAAACCGCCGATGTCCTTCAGTTTAGCCTGTGCTGACTTTGGCAGTTGATGATACTGCTCAACGGTTTCCGTAGTGCGTTGCGGATTCCGTAGCCGTTCGATGAACTCGGACCACATCAGCTCCGTTTGAATCCATTGTTTAGACGTGCGACTTTGGCCTACGCTAATTATTAGTTTTTTATCATTAATCATATGGCCAACGCCCTTTCTAATCCTTCATATAATAATCACTGGTGAATCCGGCGGCAGATAGGTGTAACCCTTCCGCCCATGGAATCGGCGCACCAAATAAGGCGTTAACCTTATCAAGGGTTTTCTCTTTATCCTCGGAAGGGATTTCCATAACCGCCTCATCGTGGATGTGCATAGTAATCGGATACCCTGCCATCGTCAATCGACGTAACGTAACTGCCAGGCAGTCTCGAGCTACGGCTTGGGTAATGTTTTCTACGAGTTTTCCGCCATAGGTACTATCATCCACCCAGGCGTTGTTGAATTGCGCCTTGAAATGAACCGCATCCTTACCGAATTGGTTTTCTTTGATATACGCACCAGGGTAAAATAGCTTCCGCCCGCTTGGTAGTTCAATCGTCATGTAGCGATAGCCATATATCGGATCAATTTCTAAACGAAATATAATACCATGGTCAAGGCCCATAGGGTTACCTGTAGTTACTGTGTACACCGCAGCGTTTTCTACCTGGTACCATAAATCACGAATACGAGGTGACGCTTCCCGCCATAACCTTACAATGTCCGGAAGTTCTTCTTCTGCTAGCCCCATATCAAGGGCACCCATAGCCTTTAATGCGTTGACGCCTCCTTGATACCCAAGGGCTAATTCTGCGACCTTACCCTTTTGTCGTAGGTGTCCGTTTTCGCCGTGTTTCACGACCGGAACGCCAAACATCGAGGATGCCGAGGCGCAGTAGATATCACCATCATGGGCGAATACTTGTTGACGCCACTGCTCACCGCTTAGCCAGGCGATAACCCTAGCTTCAATGGCGGAGAAGTCAGCCACGCATAATGTCTTACCCTCTGGGGCGATAATAGCCGTACGTATTAATTGCGAGAGCGTATCAGCTACATCACCATATAAGAGTTCGAGCCCTACACGATTACGATGTGTCACGAGGGAACGTGCGACATCAAGCGTTTCGATGTAGTTTCTTGGTAGGTTTTGGACCTGTATGAGCCGTCCGGCCCATCGTCCAGTACGATTGGCTCCGTAGAACTGTAACACGCCTCTGAGGCGATAATCTGGGCCCCAGGACTCTTCCATCTTGACGTACTTTGATACAGAGGACTTGGCCAGTTTCTTGCGTAACGTAAGAACGCGTTTGGCCACTTGAGTAATATCGCTCTTAAGAGCACTATCAACTGTATCCTTAGTTAAATTAGGAAGGTTTGCCCCTGTGTTGGTGTTAATCCAATTGAGTAGGGCTTGCGTAGAATTAGGATTGGCCAAGCGTGTGATTTCCTGTGCTTCCTTTGTAAGGATGTTCGTGTTTTCTTCATCGATACATAGTGCTCCGAGGACGAGGTCATGGTCGATAAGTACACCACGGTTATTGATTTCAATATCGATGTACCAATCATTCCAGGTTTCATCAGGTACAGGAAACGATGCAAGCCGTTTATAACATTCCATCTCTGTCACTACGTCTTGACGATTGTATTCGACGTAGGTTCGCCATTTCTCAGGCTCATGATGTGGAAGGTTACGAGTTCGACCACCATTAGTTTTGGTCGGATTACATGGAATACTAAAATATCGGATTAAAGCCTTTCCGGCTTTATCCTTTAATTTATTTTGAGGTAGCCCTAGGGCCACGCCTAACTTAGCAAGACCCATAGGATACCCTAAATACGCACCGTGAATCATCGTGCAGTGCCATTGACGTAATGGGGTAGTATATCCGGCTTTGTTCAAGCATGTAATTTCAAACTGTGCGTTGTAGGCATGCTTGATAACATCCGGATTTTGCAAATCTTGAATGACCGCATCAGGTATCGTTTCACCTTGTGCTAGATCCACCACTTCAACCTGACCAAAGTCATAGGCGTATGCGAATAGGAGGATCGAAAAATCCTCCGCTTCGACATATTTGTAGACCCCTGCGCCGATGTCATTAGATGAGAATGTTTCAATGTCAACACTGAGATGTCTCATATCGGCCGCCTATTACATAGGAAGGCCAGTTACAGGGTTGACAGCTTGCACTGCTTCAGCACCACCGAATACATTTGCTGCGCTACCTTGAGGCGCTCCGAATACGGATGCAGCGGATGCAGGTTGGCCACCCCCAAGAGGTTCACCATCACGTACCTTTTGTACAGGACCTAAACCGGCGGAGATACCAGAGGATTGGTTATTGTAGAAATAGAAGTTAACCAATACGTTGGCATACATGCCAGAGTATACTTGGCCGGGTTCAGTAAGTGGTTGACCTTGAAGGTCGACTACTTCTGGCTTGAATTTCATGGATTGAGACGCGTTGAATACATAGTGGCCTTTACATTCAGGGCCGTATTCTTTGCCACCTGGTGTATAGCCATCGCCATCGTGGATTGGTGTTTTAGGTTGAGCCGGAACTTTGGCACCATGTTTCACACGAGCATCTGCAATTGCTGCTTCAATAGCTTGAGAAATTGCTTGAACTTGTGCTGTATCAGATTTAGGAACAAGGATCATCGCGCTATATTTGGCCTCACTAAAATTGTTAGGATTAGTGTATGGTTCTAATAAGTGCACAAAGGATAAACGTACGTTTTGTAAAAGGACTTCTGTTGGTCTGCATTGAAATGCCATAATTAGTTACCTCCATTGGTATTAAACACTTGCGCCGCACTAGGTTGGTT